TGACGCAGCACCAGTAGACGAGATTGCGTTTCCACGATCTGTTACGGGTATGGAAAAATATGCTTCCAAAACAGATGTATATAAAAAATCTACTCCGATTGCTGTTAAAGGTTCACTGCTGTACAATCATTTCTTACGAAAGAACGGATTAGAAAAGAAGTATCGTCCAATTGGAGAAGCAGAAAAAATTAAATTTGTTTATCTGAAAGAACCTAATCCACTTTCACATGTAAGTGGAAAAGAGCAAGTTATTTCGTTTGGATCGCAAATTCCTAAAGAACTGCACCTAGATAAGTATGTAAATCGTGATCTACAATTTGAAAAATCTTTCGAAGATCCCTTGAAAACCATTTTAAATGTGTTACAATGGAGCATAAGAAAGACTGCCTCGTTGGAAGATTTCTTTGTGTAAGGACGCACCTATGGAAGACACATTTATTGGAACACTTTGTACTTTAGTTTTAATTTTTATAATTTGCGAGTGGCTTGACAAAAAATGGAGTAAAGACGAATGAATTTTTTAAATGATCTAATTAAAGAATCGGGAAATCAATTTGCCGGAATGGTAGAAGACGGAATCGAAGGTAGTGATATCCGTGGATTTGTGGATACAGGCTCGTATGCATTTAATGCTCTGGTGTCTGGATCTCTGTACGGGGGCATTGCAGACAACAAGATTATTGCACTGGCAGGTGAGTCTGCAACAGGCAAGACTTACTTTTCAATCGGTATTGTACGTAAGTTTCTAGACGACCGTAAGGACGGTATGGTGCTGTACTTTGATTCAGAACAAGCTGTAACTTCAGACATGTTCTTGGATCGTGGTGTAGATCCTAAGCGTGTAGCTGTGTTTCCTGTGGCTACAATTGAAGAGTTCCGTAATCAGCTTATCAAGATTGTGGACAAGTATCTGGAACAAGACGCAGAGAAGCGTAAGCCACTCATGGTGGTTCTAGACTCGCTAGGCATGTTAAGCACCAGCAAAGAAATGAATGATACTGCTGAAGGCAAAGAAGTACGAGACATGACTCGTGCTCAGGTTATCAAGAGTACATTCCGTGTTCTTACCTTGAAGCTTGGCAAAGCAGGCATTCCACTAATCATGACGAATCACACCTACGATGTGGTAGGTTCGTATGTTCCTACCAAGGAGATGGGTGGTGGTTCGGGTCTAAAGTATGCTGCATCTACCATTGTGTATCTTTCTAAGAAGAAAGACAAGGATGCAGACGGTCAGGTGGTTGGAAATATTATTCACTGCAAACTGTACAAAAGTCGTTTGACTAAAGAAAATCAAATGGTAGATGTACGTTTAAACTACGATAGTGGCTTAAATCGTTACTACGGACTTCTTGACATTGCATTAAAGCATGATATATTTAAGAAGGTGTCTACTCGTATCGAACTTCCAAATGGAGAAAAAGCATTTGAGAAGAACATCAACGAGGAGCCTGAAAAGTATTTCACTGAAGATGTAATGAAGCGTTTAGAAGAAGCGGTAGCAAAGGAATTTAAGTATGGTCAATAATTTAATTATGTTTGGTGGTGGAGTTCTGCTTACTTGTGTTGTTGCGGGCTTGTACAGATTTATGAATTGTTACATTAACAGAATGGGACAACTAGAAAATCTTGTTGGCAAACTGCGTGAACACATCAGGGATCTAGATCTAAAGTGTGATCGTGTAAACGACGATTTTCGTTATCGTGTACTGCATCTAGAAAGCAAAGTTCGTAGCGAATCTACTATTAAGATCAAGTAATGAAAGATTTTGAGTCAGTTCTACTAGAAGGTCTTCTATACCGTGAAGACTTCTACAAGAAAGTTATTCCGTTTATCAAGACAGAATACTTTCAATCTAAGCCAGTCCAGATGGTGTGGACTTGTGTTCACGATTTTATCGTGAAGTACAACGCATGTCCTTCCAAGGAAGCCATGTCTATCTGTCTGGAGAAGCACAAAGGAATAAGTCAAGGTGAATACGATCAGTGCATGGAAATGTTGGATTCGTTCAGTAAAAAAGCAGCTGAAGAACATCATCTGGACTGGCTGGTGGCAGAAACTGAAAACTGGTGCAAGGAACGGGCTTTGTATAATGGTATCATGGAATCCATTCAAATTATTGATGGAAAGTCCAAAGACAAAAACAAAACAGCTATCCCTGATATTCTTTCTACTGCTCTTGCAGTCAGCTTTGATACTAATATCGGTCATGATTATTTGGAAGACTCAGAACAACGATATGAGTTTTATCATACCATAGAACAGCGTATTCCGTTTGATCTAGAATTTTTTAACACTATTACTGCTGGTGGTACTCCTGCCAAAACTCTGAATATTGTGATGGCAGGTACTGGTGTAGGTAAGTCCTTGTTCCTGTGCCACCATGCTGCAAACTGTCTCAGCCAAGGCATGAATGTGTTGTACATTACCTGTGAGATGGCCGAGGAACGCATTGCAGAGCGTATAGACGCTAATCTGCTGGATACCACCTTGGACTCGCTACGAGATCTACCCAAGGACGTATACGAGCGTCGTATTGCTAATCTAAAGCAGAGTGTTAAAGGTAAACTGATTATTAAAGAGTATCCTACAGCCAGTGCAAACACTAATCACTTCAGAATCTTGATGGAAGAGCTTTGGCTGAAAAAGCGATTCAAGCCTGATATTATTATTGTAGACTATCTGAACATCTGTGCGTCTTCACGAATGAAGCCCGGTGTGGTAAACTCGTATACTTATATTAAGGCTATTGCGGAAGAGTTGCGTGGTCTGGCAGCAGAAAAAAACGTTCCTATCTGGTCTGCCACTCAAGTAAATCGCACCGGATTTTCTAATACCGATATTGGTCTGGAAGACACTTCAGAATCGTTTGGTCTTCCAGCAACAGCAGACTTCATGTTTGCCTTGATCTCTACAGAGAAACTAGACGAGATGAATCAGATCATGGTCAAACAATTAAAAAACAGATATAACGACACCGCCAGTAATCGTAAGTTTGTGATTGGTATCAATCGTGCCAAGATGAAACTGTACGATATCTCCGGCACAGATCAACCTATGATGGCTGACGGAAACATAGAGGTAGAAGAAGAGGAAGAAACCAAGTTTACTAGCAAGTTTGGAAAGAAAGATTTTTCTGGCTGGAAAGTATGAGCATGTATATTGATAAAAAATATATTAATCTAGTATCTCCTAAACTGGAGCGATTTGCTTGGAAGAAAGACGACCTTGCAAACTGTCGTTGTCCTATCTGTGGAGATTCCAGTAAAAACAGATCTAAAGCTCGTGGATATTTTTTTCAGAAGCAAGGAGAATTCTTTTTTAAATGTCATAATTGCAATGTGGGTTTGAACCTATATAATTTCCTAGATAAGGTGTCGCCAAATCTAACTAAAGAATACTCGCTGGAAAAATGGAAAGACGGCAAACCATCTAAAATTAAAAGGGAACCCAAACAAACCATGCTCTTCAAAAAGAAAGCAAAAAAGAATTATAGTATCGAATTACCTTGCGTAGCAGAACTTCCACCAAATCATGCGTGCAGAAAATTTGTTGAAGCACGAAAGATTCCTAAAGAAATTTGGAAGCATCTATACTATGCTAAAGAATTTGGTCCGTGGGTTCGCACAATCAATCCGGAAAAAGAAGGAATAGAATGTGATCCTCGTCTGGTTATTCCTATTCTAGATCAGAAAGGCCGTCTTGTGGGAGTACAAGGTCGTGTATTAGAAGTTACTAAAGATCGTAATGCACGCAAAACTGCTCGCTACATCACAATCAAAGTGGAAGGCGAAGAGTCTCGTAGCTGGTATGGTTTAGATCGTCTAGACAAATACGGAACAGTTTACGTGTTTGAAGGACCGTTAGACTCTGTGTTTATTCCCAACGGTGTTGCTACTGTAGGCATGAGTAATTGTTTTGATGTTCCTCCGTTTCTTAAAGATCGTTCGGTAGTTTTTGTGTTAGATAACGAACCACGAAATGTGGAAGTTGTTAATACCATGGAGCGTCTAGTAAAAGAACGAAAAAAGATTTGTGTTTGGCCTGATCATATTAAGTGTAAAGATGTGAACGATATGATTATGGGTGGATTAGACAGCAAAGAAATCCTAAATATTATTAACAAGAATTCCGTGTCTGGCCTTGAAGCACAAATGAGGATTAATAAATGGAAGAAAATTTAAATGAAGGCGAAGAAGAACGAGAATACGAAGAAATTGAATTTGATACGAATAATCCTCTATTTGTTTTCTGCTTTATGTTTATGGAGTATATCAAAAACATAAATCCAGAATTGTATGAAAAAGCTCACAACTATGCTCAAGATCATACAGATTTAGACATAACAGATTTTGAAATTGGTGATTTGGAAGAGATGGATGAAGATATTACAGATGATGAAGAAAGTGAAACAGATACAGATTATGAAGACGATGATAACGAACAACAAGATTGGAGTATTGGATAAAGGTCATGTTGAGTATATCGAACATATGGGCTCAGATCTTACGGTGGTCAATGCTGCTAGGGTCTCATTCGCTAAAACCAGTGGTTGGGAAACCGACGAAAATGGCAATAGTAAGTTATCTGCGAAAGACCAAAGGCTCATCAAATATTTGGCAGAACACAACCATTGGACTCCCTTTGCACACCCGCAAATCACGGTCAGAATCAAAGCTCCAATATTCGTAAGAACCCAACTTTGTGCTTGAATAATTGGGTTCTAACGAATATTGGAGCTTTGACTCTAAGCGTGATTTGCGGGTGTGCAAAGGGAGTCCAATGGTTGTGTTCTGCCAGATATCTGATGAGTCTTTGGTCTTTCGCAGATAACTTACT